CTAACAATACAACGGCAGGTAGATTATGTACTTGTAAATTTAATTCTTCTGTATTTAATTCCATATCAACCTTCGCAGCTTAAACATTCAATATCTTCTAACTTAATTCTAGGTATCTTTACATTTACATTTTCAGCAGACCTAGCTGCGTCTGATCTAAAGTAGTATAAAGATTTAAGTTTATTCATAGCATACCAATGAACATCGTGAACATATTGTAAGTAATCGTCATGTTGTTCTTGTGATTCAGTAGCCTTTGGCATTGTAAAGAAAAGATTTACACTCTGACTTTGACATATGTATTGTTGTCTCATATGTGCATGTTCAACTAAATATATTTGATTTATTTCAGGGGCAGTTTTAAATATTTCTTTTTCTTCTTCAGTTAATATATCTAATTCTTGTACTGACCCTTTAGTACCTGTAATTTCTTTCCATATTTTTTCTCTTTCTTCTACATTTAAACCTTTCTTTTTAAAAAGTTTCTCTAAAAATCTATTCCTAACTTGGTACGAACCTGATAAAGTTTTGTGCGTATATACGTTAGCACGATATGGTTCAATACTAGGGGAAGTGCCACCACATATAATACTGCTACTGGCATTAGGAGCAACAGCCAACAAATTAGCGTTACGCTTCCCACTACCATGTATATCAGGAGCTTCACCACGTTCTTCGGCAAGTCTTCTAGATGCTCCCAAAGCTTGTTCTTTGATTCTAGAGAAAGCCACGTTGTTGATACTAGTAGCTCGTAAGCCTTTGAAAGGTACTCCTTGACTTTGTAATAGAGCATGGAAACCCATTGCCCCAAGACCCAAAGACCTTTCCCTATACGCTGAATATGCAGCTTTAACCATTCCTTCTTTTTCTTCTCTAACATAATTTTTAAACCTCTTAAAGTTTGCGTTGTACCCACCCAATCCTGACGTATCTACGATAGCTTCGATAAAATGTTCTAACACATTATCTAGCATAGTTATTAAGTCGTCTATAAATTGGTCGTCTTTTTTCCATTGTTCAAAATGTTCTAAATTTACACTCGATAAACAACATACAGCAGTACGTTCTTCATCAGTAGGTAGTGTTATTTCTGAACATAAATTACTTTGTTTAATATCTAATCCTAAATCTTTTTGTTCTTGAGGAAGATGTTCGTTACACCTATCAATATTAATTAAGTATGGCTCACCTGTTTCAGCTCGTGCATTTATCAGTTGCCACCACAAATCCCTAGCACTTACTGTCTTAACAGCTTCGTTAGATTTAGGATCAATTAATCTCCACTCTTCATCCTTACTGACAGCAGATAAAAACTCATCAGTTATATTTACTGCGTTATGAATATTTAAACACTTCCTATTTATATCACCACCAGATTCTTTACGCATATTAATAAACTCTTCAATCTCGGGGTGAGATATATCTGAGTAAGCTGCGTAGCTTCCTCGTCTTGTTGTGCCTTGATTAAAGGCAAGCATCTCTGAGTCTACTACATGCATAAAAGGGATTGATCCAGTAGAACGAGAACCGTGCCTAGTACTAATCCCATTACTCCTAATATCTCCCCAATATCCACCAATACCTCCACCTGAACTCGCAAGCCAAATGTTTTCATCATAATGATCAGATAAACCACGCCTGCTGTCAGGTACATAATTGAGAAAGCAGCTAATAGGTAAGCCACGAGTCGTTCCTCCGTTAGAAAGTATAGGGGTACTAAACATAAACCAACAATCGGAACTGTATGTATAAAGCCTTTGGGCAAGATCGAAATCAGTTTCTCCTTTATACGTTGCCCCAAAGATCGAGGCTCTTGCGAATGCTTCTTGTGCATGTGTTTCATTCTCCCAAAAATATCTATCTTTTAATGTATCTAAACTAAACTTGTCTAGAGTTTTTTCTTTATCATAGTCTATAACTATTCCTAAGTAAGGCTTCGTGCCTATCTTATCTTCAATCATGTGTTTCTCCTAAATGATATTGTGTGTCTTCTAAAGCTATAGCTATAATTGCATAATGTATTATTTTAAGTAAATCTAATTCAGGATCACCATCTTTTTTCTTACCACATCTCATAGCATATTTCATAATGTTTCCCATACAAAAACCTTTACCATGTCCTGCATCTATAATCATATCCGTTGCTTGATACTTTCCTTGTGCATAGTGTCTTTCGTAAGTTCCATCTATGTATCTTTGTACTTGCTCTATTATATTTTTTTCATTAAATTTATATTCCATATTATTTTATCCATTCTTTAGGTAGTGTTAATTCAGAGAACCACCTAAAATTATTTTTCTCTGCCCACTCAGCGTGGCTTCGTTTAGTTCCGTCTTTCCTTTTCTTTGCTTGAGGCATAGGAGCAGACGGATTTAAGAATAAGAATACTAACTCCTGATTCTTTTTTAAATTCTTTCTAATCCAGATATATTTACTATACTCTGCGTGATCCCAAAACCTACCTTTAGCTTCTAATAAATACTCTACTTTACCAATACTTTTTCTAAAGTCAGGTTCATACGTGTGTTCTATAGTATAACATATTTTATCACCATGATGCAACCATTTTTTTAATGTGTTCTGATGTAAATTAAATTCCCAATTAGAATCGTACCCTGTAGGTACATCTTTTTCAACGGGTCTAATCTTACGTGGTTTTCTAAATCCTTTTTTCATTAGTGTACCTGTGCGTTTGGTGGTTTACCGGTTAATCTATATTCTTGTTCTTCTATAATTAAGTCTTGTAATTTATTTATAATTTCAGAATCTAAATCTGAAAGAGGATTACCTGCAAATATAAAACTACCCACCACCATTAGTAATTCAGACAGCTCAACTTCGTGTAAATCAAGTTCGTGTGTTTCTGTATCGTCTTTATTATTATCCATTTTCTATCTCGTTCAATGTTATGTTATATAAATTTTTATTTTGTTTTAATAATTTTTTAATGCTTTGTGAAAACCACCTAAGAGTATAGGAAGAAATTCTTAATTGTCTATTCGCATAGAAATGAGTTTGGTCAGGAACATAATCCTTTATATTATTAATGTGTACTTTCTTTTTTTCATCGTCAGGCAGTACGGTAAGTAACCATTCCATCATTAAAACTTTTGATTGTTTTCTAATTAGTTTTGCTTTTTTTGAATTCATTAGTAATTTCCTTTACGTTTGGTTCTTTAACAACTTTAGTTAAGTAAGCAAGACCTTTGGCATATTCAAATATTCTTAAGCCTTTGCCCTCATTTGAATCTTTATGACATTCTAATTTATGAGGACAATAGATACATGGTCTTGGAAGTTTCATGTTACCACCAGCTCCATCAGGAACAGTCGAATAACATAATTCAGGGGGTGTTTTTCTTCTAAGAACTTTCTTAACTGTATCTATTGTACTTTCTATATTAGGTTTGTCAAGGTCTTCAGGAATATATAAAGCAAGTTCTCCACTTTCTTTATTCATAGCTAAGAAACCACCGTGCTTTGTTTTGTTTCCTGATTCATAACCTGATAATTGAGCTAAGTATCCAAAGGGATCATCATTACCTAGTGTTCCGTCTTTAAATTTCTTAAAAGCGTACCCTGATGCAGTCTTAACATCAATAACTTCTCCGTCTATGATACAGTCCATGTGTCCTTCGATGCCTTTAATCTTAACAGACTTCTGTTCTCCTGTTACATCGTGACCTGCAAGACGTACTAATAATAACACTACTTCTTCGAGCATATGTCCATACAAAAATTTAATAAATGTAGAAGGCTGTAACTTTTCTCCTTCATTTTTAGATTTCATATCATACCACAATTGCCTTGCAGGTCTTCCAATGTTTGACATTCGTAAAGTCTTAGAGTCTCGTGGTTTAGGGTTTGCCCAATCACGTATAACATCTTTCATAGACTCTCCGAATTGATCTATGACTTCTTCGGATAATTCTAAAGACTTTCCTTCTGATAATAAATTTAATTTAGAATAAATATCTGTTATAAGTGTGTCTAATTTTTTCATACTTTATGATCTACAAATCTTAATTCTCTAGTATCGGGTAAGAAATTTAAAATTTGTACATTTAATTTTAGTTGTTCTTCGGTACGTTTTGTACCTGATAGTCCTGATCTTGTTTTAACATCTATGTACGTAGTCTTTCCATCTTTAGTTGCAATCAAATCAACTGGTCCACTACAACCACAGTTTTTAAAGACTTCATATCCATTATCCCATAACCAAGTTACTGCATAGAACTCTGCAAAATCTCCTTTTCTACTATCTGTTTTATTTTTAGTGTGTTTCACTCCAATTATCTCCTATCTTGTATTCTCCGTCCATAGGACATCGAAGGTTAAAATATTCTCCTGCTTTTATGATACTATCTACGGCTATCTTACCGACATGTTCGGCTATCTCCTCTTTAGCTTCTATCTGCCATTCATCATGTATATTAGCTACAAACTTAGCATCAAGACTTTCTAATTTAATTTTATCATTTAGTATAACAAGAGCTTGCTTCATTAAGATAGCACCAGCTCCTTGTAATAAAGTATTAAGTGAGGCATGAGGATGCCTAATAAGAATTCTACGACCGTCTAATCCTTTGATGTATCCTCTTGTTGATGCTCTCTGTACCTGATCTTTAAGAGACTTAAATGATGGTGTATTATTAATAAATTGTTCTCGTAATTTTTTACCAGCAGCTCTGTTTCCTCCAACCACCGAGCCAAGTTTTTGATCTCCAGCTCCGTATATTGTGGCATAGATGAAAGTTTTACTCTGATCTCTTGATTCAAGTCCAGCAGCTCTTTGGTTAGCTGCGTGGATATCTCCGTTGACGATTTCATTTATATACTCCTTGTCTTTCATGTAGTGTGCTAACATTCTTAACTCTAATTGAGAAGCGTCAACACCTACTAATTTATATCCTTTATTAATAGTCCAACAAGCACGACAATCCTTACCATAAGGACTATGAATGCTAGGAACTTGAGCCATATTAGGATTTCTATGACTCATTCTACCCGTGATAGCTCCCGTAGATACTACAAAGCCATGTACTCTTTCATCTTCCTCAACAGCTTCAACCCATGAATCAACTTGAGCAATTCGTTTTTGTAGTAATAAAAACTCAGCTATGAGTTGAGCTTCAGGTATGTTTTTAATTTTAGAAAGAGTACCTTCATCTACTATAGGTTGACCTGTTGGTGTAAAGTTTTTAGGTTTCCACCCAAACTCTTGTAAGTATTCTCCTATCTGCTTACGAGAACCTAAATTAAATTCTTGATAAGACTTACGCATAAAGGGAATTATATCTTTAGTCAAGTATCTTTCTTCATACTCATACTCAGTAAGACCTTGCTTAGATAACGTGCCGTCTTTTTTAAGTTTAGGTGTAACCATTTTTTCATCAACCCAACGAGGTTTAAATACTTTATGTACTTCATCTTCTACTTCTTTCATACGTGCTTGAAGCTGGGATAAAAGCATGACTCCTTTCTCCATATCAAATTTAAATCCAACTCGTTCTTGCTCGTGTAAGATTTTAGCTACCGAAGTTTCTAACTCTATGCTTTCAGCAGAAAATCCTTCCGAATATTTTTGTAGTATTTCATACACTTTTTTATTGAGTTGAACATCTTTGATGCAATACTCTAACATCTCTTCTGTAAAGACATCCCATTCAGGCTGATCAGACTTATGAAACTTCAAACGATAACCCCACATTTCTAAACTATGACCACCTTCTCGTGTTGGTTTAAGTAATCTAGAAATTAAAAGAGTATCAACAAGTTTAGAGGATTCTGCTAAATCCACACCTGTAAGTTTTTTAATAGCAGGGATGTCATAGCCTACAATATTATGTCCAATAAGAGTATTGGCTTTGCTTAAAAATTCTACACCTTCGTCTATTTTGTCAGGTTTAAATTTATATATATTATCGTGTTCATCTATAGCTACAATACAATGTATCTTGCTAGGATTTAAGCCGTCTGTTTCTATATCAAATACTAAGTTCATTAGAAAGGTACTCCTTCTTCATTATCTAACAAGTCTGAATAATCTTCTTCATTCATTCTACCTGTAACAGGGTCATAGATTAACGAAGTAGCTAATCCTACATCTCCTGTATATCTTGATTTAAGAATACGAAGTCGAGTAGTTCTAGATTCTAAATCATCATCAGCTTGTTGGTTTCTTTCTAAAGCTATCACACAGTCGGATAATTGAGCTATAGAATTACTACCTCTAAGGTGAGATAAACTAACTGTAACCCCATTCTCATGTCCTTTATCTCCACTCACTCTACGTAAATGAGAGACAAGTATTATACCAGCACCTGTTTCTTCGACCATACTTCTAAGTCTTGTCATAATAGAATCAATTGCTCTACGTTCATCACCTTCTGATGTAGCAGAAACGAGCATGTGTAAGTGATCTACTACTACCCATTTACAATCACATCCTACAATAAGGTATCTTAATTTTGAAAAGATGTCTTCGATATCATTAGTTCCAAAATGAGCATGTACAAATACTCTATCATCTGAAAATACTTTTTGGTACATTTCTTTTAAGGTATCTTGATTAAAGCTATCTCTTATATGATCTACGTATAGTCGTGCGTCAGCTTCAATAGAAAGAATACCATCTACTGTTCTTTGCCAAGATTCCTCAAGAGCAATTACACCTACGTTGTCATCAGTCTGTTCAACAAGCCAATGTTCTAATTCTCTAGTTAGACTAGACTTACCCAAGCCTGTACCTCCACAAATAGTAACCATTTCGTTTCGTCTCAAGCCATATAATTTTTTATTTAATCCCGTCCAAGGATAAGGAACACTCTCAAGTTTTTCCCTATTAAAAAATTCTTCTTCTTTCTCAGAAACTCTAATGATTCCACTTGGAGTATAAAGTTTTGCATCCCACCAAGCTCTCGTAAACTCTTGGTATTTTCCCTTACGAAGCATCTCGTTAGCATCTTTATATCCGTCAGGTAATGTTATTATCTTAGCTTTGCCCGGCTTTATAATTGATGCTACTTTTTTAGCTGCTTCAGTTCCTGCTTTATCTTTATCAAAACAGATCATAATGTTGTCAAAGCTTTCTAAGTATTCAATACTTTCTTTAATATCTTTAACGGCAGACGAAGCTCCACGTTTAATAGAAACTACTGCCCACTTACTACCAAGTAATTCATAGGCTGCCATAGCATCACATTCACCTTCAACTAAGGTTATGTATTTACCACCCGATTTAAATTGGTTCTCTCCAAATAATCCAGTACCTGTGAAAGAACCTGTAACCGAAAACTTCTTATCCCTAATGTATCTAATTTTGTTAGCCGTGACTTCGTTATTAATATGATACGGATATATATGTTGAGCAATAGCTCCGTCACTTCCATATATAACTTTAACACCATATTTTTGTGCAGTTTCTTTTTTAATAGACCTATCTGTAAGAGGAGCAAACAAACCCCCATGAGCATTTAATGTATTTGTGTCTTGAGTATCTGTCACTTCTTCATCTCCTACAATATTCTCGTCATATTTTATATACCATGTATCACAACTAAAACATTTAGCTGATCCGTCTGCATTCATAGATACTGCATCACTACTATTACAGGCTTTACATGGTAGTTTATGTTTTATAAATTTACTTTGTTCCATAATTCCTCGTTATTATTAATATAAAAAGAGGGCAGATTTCTCCACCCCCCTTTCATTAGGCACACACTAATCCGAAGATTCCTCTTCTTCTAAAGTTTCAGTTTCTTCAGATTTAGGTTCTTCCCCTTCATTAACTATGTCAACTATCCTGTTTGAAAAGAAATTAATACCAGCTTGTAACTCTTCCAAGTCTAAAGTAAGATTAACTTTCTTTTGATTCAGTCTCTGTAATCTACCAAAGATTCCTTGACCTTCTTCAGGCAAGTCATCTACTGATATATCAACATTATTAATAGTAATATAGGGTGACTGAGGTGTGGTGTTGTCATCTGAAATAGACATTAAAACTCACTCCCGTCTTCATCAGACTCTTCATATCCAAGCTCTGCTCCGTCAACGGAACGACCTTCAAAAGTTATAAGGTCTAACACTTGCATTGCTTGAAAGTCCAAGCTCCTTCCTGATTTACCAGCATACTCCCAATCATAAGGATTAAATTGAACCCTTACTTTAGAGCCATTACCTACTAGTTCATCAAGAGGTTTCTTGTCTTTATCAAACAATTTAGGAGCGTTACGAACCATTCCATTTGGTCCGTTCACCTTCCTCTTAATTACAAGAGCTGGACCTTCTTCCATTTCACGGATAGAACATCCTTCTGCTCTGTATTTCTCTGCTGTATCTCTGTCGACCACGAGGTTAGTCTGATATACAGGTTCGAATTTTGTATTGGGGGATTTTGCACTTGTCCAATACGCCAAGCCTTCTTCTATTGCCATATGTTATTTACTCCTATAATTTATGGTTTTGTTGTTGCGAATATACATTATACCAAACTAGACTGCAACCTGTCAAGTAGTTTTAGTAGTTAAATTAATTAAAAAATTATTCATACCTGATTGCTCATTAAAATTTATTAATATGTTATATGTATTTGACTCAGGCATATGCTCAACAGAATAAGAATCTTTGTTCATATACATTTCTTTACCATGTTCAGTACAAAAAATATCCCATTCTTTAAATTGTTTTTTAGTTAATCTAAAAATCTTTTGGTCTCCTCTTTTCATTTTCTTTTCCTAATTAGTTTAAATTTATTTCTCCACTTACTTCGTTTATATATTTCTTTAGTTCCATCAGCATATCCAATTTCAATAACTCCTTCATTAGCATGAAGATAAGAAATTCTTTCTCGTTCTACAATTTCTTTGTACATTTTATGTACATCATACTCAGTCATAGTCTGCTTCTAATTCTAAATCACTTATGGCTTCTTCAAAAACTGATTCACATTCATAGAATGCACTCTCTAAGTTATGTTCGGCTTCTGTTACTTGATCTAATAGTTCATTCATCTCGTCAAGTAAACCATGTTCATCAGCTAGACTAGAAAGTTTTGTTGTGATTTCACCAACAGGATAACAAAGATACTTAGCTTCTTTAGTTATCTCTCTAGCTTCTCTTAAGGCACACTCTAATTCGTGTCGTTTATCTTTAACACCTAGCCATTCGGTTATTCTGTGGAATAAAAACTTTCTATAATTATCATCTTTAAGTTCTATGTCGACACCACCGAAGCCTTCAAAATCTCCAAAGAATTCTGTAGGTTCAACTTCTCTATACTCGTCATGGCTTCCATATTTAAACTTAATAGTTGAATGAGTTTGTATAGCTTCTATAACATCTAGTGTTGCTTGTGATATGTTAATCATTTTGTTTTCCTCTTGTATTTCCAAGTCTCTCTATCAAATTCAAGACCTAATAAGTCTCTAAGTCTCCACTCTAAGTTATCTAACTTAGTTAAATCACTTAGCCACAACTCTCCACACTCATGTAATGTAGAAGTTGCATTATCTAATTCTTTTAGATACTCCATATATTTATCTAACTCTTGTGGAGTTAACTCAATAACTGTTTTTGTTTTTAAATGTTTTACTTTCATTATCCTTG